CAATGGAAACTCAACAGCTTCCATAATCTCACGAACTGTGTGTGCTTCAAACGCACTATGATCGGTACAACAATACAGCTGACCAGGTGAGGTGAGCTTTTGTTGGATGATTTGCGTTTTATCTGCAACAGGAGAATACTTAAGGAAAGGACAAAAACCGTCACCACTTGGTCCGAATTCAAGATCAATCATTCGGAATACAATTTGCTCCATAAGGTGGAATACGGGGCCGGAGAACCCCTTGAACCAGTCCTTACGAGCATTAATGGAACGGCCAAACTTTAACTGCCACTTCTGCATATCAATATTATTGCAGATAAACTCAACCAAATCACCTGGGAGACGCTCACGTTTCTTGAAACTGTTAAGGTCACAATCTCGGCGCATTAAACACGTGAACTGGGCAAGCAAAGCCTCCGTAATCTTATCAAACTCGACCTGTGAATAACTCGACGACTCAAACCACTTCTGTGGTGTGGTGTCAGCAGCCACATCAATAGGTTTTAATGTGGCACGAATCAACAGTCGATTAAAACGACCAATTCTCTTGATCATTTGTGGGTCGCATGTAGGTTGTCTGCGTGCATATCGCTGTCTCGCAGATGCGACCATGTCAGCGGCAATAGTCCCATTTTCCGCTGGACATATACATTCATAAATACTGAAACCAATGTCACGCCTTTGTAACTCAGCCTTAGGTACGACATCAAAGGCAGAATTGACTACCTTTGCTGGTTTCTCACAAAGTAAATTTCGACAAAAGTGATTGTGGTGCAACAGGCACCTCCGAAACTGAGGAATGCCCTTCAGAAGCTTTCTGACAGGCGTGCCAGCCCACCTTTGACTGTATCCGTCAACGTACCTGGCTGAGTAGGTTCGGATCGCAGTACAAGGGGGCCGATTTGAAAAATCGGATAAGTTCTTAATTGCATTTGCGATTCAATGTATCGCATAACATAACGCACAGTAAGGGCAATTGTGTTCTCCTTCGAATAGTTCAAATTGACACAATTCAGCCTGTGCGCATAAGCCACCATTTGTTGTGCAAGCTTTTCAGGCAAAATCCCATCATTGAAATTGTGTTCCAACTCATGGAATAAAACCGCTGAGACCTGATTTCGTGAGTCCCAGGATGTCAAAGTGTATGTTTCACAATAGGCGTCAACCCACGTCGCAATGATAGCAATTTGGAAACACCCAATAAAACTTAAACACAACAAGGGCCAAAGACCCTCCATAGTCATCCACGCTGCAAGGGCAATATGACGTGTGAGACTCATCAGAACAAGATCATAA